ACTCAAAGCTCTTCTTGCCCTCTTTACGGGCTTCGGCAAAAGCTTCTTTAAAAGTAGAGCCCTTGTCGTCGTAGTGTAGTTTCTCTTTCATTAGCAAATTCTCCCTTTGGTCTTGCCGCGCTGGGCAATGCCATCAGCACGGGCCGAGGCTGAACTAACCTTGCCGCCAGATGCATACTTCTTCATGCCTTCACCGAGTTTTTCGGTTTTGCCTTTACCCGGCAAGTTCTCAGGCTTCTTGTCTTTGTCGCTCGGCTTGCCCGGAAGCGGCTCACTCTTAGCCCTATCCTTACCCATCATCTTAAAGCCGAAGTCTAGGAGGGACTCACGAACAGCTTTGCGCGGGGCTTCATTCTCCTCGCGTTCTTTCTTTAACTGTTTCTCGTACTCCTCGTATTCTTTCTTTACGAATGCATCTCTACGAGCGTTTTCAATTTCGTTTTCCATAGGCATTACAGAACCCTCCCACGAGTCTTACCGCGCTGAGCGATGCCGTCAGCACGCTTGGACGCTGAACTTACCGAACCGCCTTTTTTGTATGCCGGGGTCTCACGCTCAATAAATTCTCTTTGCGCTTTAGTCTTTGCTGCTTTGTCTTTGTCTTCAGACATGATCTTTCTTTGCTTGTCCAAAGCTCCCATGTAGCTCTTAGTTAAGAACGGATTTTCGTGAGTGCCTTTTACCCCTTCAGGATAGGGCTTAGATTTAAGCCCACCACCTTGTACAGATGGCTTAGTACTTGCGGGGGTTTTAGACTTAGTATCAGTAGTTGTGGTTTGTGCCGCAGGTTTGGCTTTCTTAACCGCAGGCTTTGGCTTTGGCGTAGGGTAGTTATCACTACGCATTACTGCTTCATCAGCGCCTTCAGGGATGAGTTCAGGACGGCCTTTCGACGTGTCTTCCGCACGTTTTCTTGCGGCTGCATCTGCTGAGTCGAGTGTGCTTCTATTCTTTCCAGAATAATCGCTCTTATCAGTCGGCACACTGCCCTTATCCTCGTCGTACTTGAGCTTGGACTTATCATCGTCGTCTTTGCCCTTGTACTTATCGTACAGGTGTTTTCCAAGCAAAACCGCGCCAAGGCCGGTAATAATGTCGCCACCACTGGCAAACTTTCTGACTTTCTTTTTCATAACACTCTCCGGTGGGACTCAATTAGCTGGTCTATCTTGGTCTCCAGCCGATTGAACCGCTGATCTATATGATCCGTTACTCGCTCTACTTCCGCCTTAGTTGCGGTTTCCCGTGCGATTTCTTCACGGGTCTTGTTAATTAGGATGGTGACTCTTGCAAGCTCATCCCCTTGTTCCTTCATCCGTTCCTTGTACTGCTTGTGTACCACAGCAGTTAAACCTATTACGATAGTAATAAGCAGGTTCCAGACTGCCAACAAAATGGCAACGACAAAGCCATCCATGTCAGCACTTCCATGCTCTAAGTGATTTATTGATCCGGCTGTTCGGGTCTTTCGCGGTCTTCGAAGAAGTCAGCTTCTTTTTCATACCCTCCATACGGGCACAGAATGACTTCTTCCTAGCCCCGCCTTCCGGCTGTGGAGCTTTCAGGCCGGGCTTACCCGGATTAGCTGCGTTGTACGAAGCTCGTCCTTTGGCGTTCAAACCGCCCTTCTCGGACTTACCTTCCTTACGCTGCCATGCTGGAGTCTTAGCCATAGAACACCGTCGCAGTTACCGATGAGCCACACCCAACAAAGATACCGTTAGGGCAGTAGATGCCTTCGCCCGGAATCAAGATAGGCAAGCCAACCGTATTAAAAGTATCGATCTCTAAAGCAATACTGCTATACATCGTGACGTTACCGCTTGTGGTCGTAGTCGGCGCATCTGCACAAGTAAACGTGTTTGCACCCGTCTTTGTGATCGTATATGCGCCATCCCGCCCTGTGCCAGACGTAAAGTCCAGAAACACCCGATCCCCAGTCTCAAGGCCGTGATCTGTAATAGTCACCGTAATCGTGGCACTTGGACTTGTACGGCTGTACGTCCCAGACTTTTGCTGCGTTGGGTCGCATACACACGTATTTCTTGCAGACACCGTCGCACTTGTCACCGTAATTGACTTTAACCGCGCTGGAATCTGCGTCACCAGCAGTCCACTACCTGCTGCACGGGCTGACTTAACGTCTGTTTGCATCATGGCGCTACCCGTAAAAAATAGTCATCGTTACCGTGGTAGACGGCAACAAGCAAAACAGACCGCCCTGCGCAAGAATGCCTTCACCCGGAATCAACGTGTAGAACGCCGTACCCGAAGAACAATCCAACTCAACAAGCACCTTTGGATACATCGTCACATTGCCGCTGGTGGTCAAACTTGCCGTGGTTACAGTAAACGTGTTCGTTGTTACGTTTGATACTTCGTACGAATCGTCTACTGCTGTGCCACTAGTAAAGTTCAGGCCAACCGTATCGCCGTCCGATAGCCCATGATTAGCGATGGTAACTGTGCAAGTCGTTGACCCCGGAATATCGTACGTACCCGACAATGCACCCTGAGTATCAACCACGCATGAGTTAAACGTCGTCGAAGTTGAGGGCGAAATAACTACGCCCTTCAACCGGGTACGATCAGCGTACGCAAGCGAAGAGCTTGACGCGTGGAATGACTTTACGTCGTATTGCATCGCCATAACAGGCTCCTCAATTAGACGTTCTGCTGACCGAGCAGTGGGTCTGCGACGTAGTACAGGATTTGACCAGAGACCGCACCGCCAGTAGCCGCATCGCCGGTGTTTGCACCGCCAGTGATATAGACCAGTTGAGTAGCCGACATTACTTCACCCAACGAAGTGCCAGTGCCGCTATCGCCCCAGACAACTTGCTTCTTGCCAGCATCAGCAGCGTAGTTATCGATCAGGCCAGTAGGAGTAGCAGTGCCCGATGTATAGGTCGTAAAGCCCATATCCATCGTCGGAGTGGTGCCGCCAGTAGCCGCAGCGTTAAATTGGATTGCCGTAATAATTGCGCCAGCGGGAAGGATCACAGCGGGAGCGCCAGCAGCAGAAGAAACTTTAGCGGTAGTTGTGTTGACCGCCGTTGGGTCAAAGTAGAACTGAGCAGCCATGACGCCGGAGCCACAATACGCGGTGCGAGTTTGATCGCCGCCGCCCGAACGCCAAATACTTTGGGTGGTAGAAAGTGCCATTTGAATTGTCCTCACATGCGAGTTAGGTGTAAGCGATCTGCATGTCGTCAGGCCGGGGAGCCTGTTCGCAAACACCGGGAAAACCCCGGAATACCTACTTTATATACTACAAAAAGGGGGGCGTAAAGCCCCCCTTTTTATTACGCGCCTTGCGAGCCGTACATGCCCAGCGGGTCAGACCAGCCGAACGAGTAACGCTCACGAGCCTTGTAACGGACGTTGCCAGTATCAAAGTCACCGTCCATCGAGTTAGCCAGCGGGCTACGAACAAAGTGCTTCATGCCGTTTGGAACGTCAGTGGTCAGGAACCATGCGTTTGTATCGGTCAAGAAGTGGTTGATCGTATAGCCTTCTGGGATCGAACCGTTGTTCTTCAGAGCGTTGATGTCGTTGTCATTGGTGCCGACGCGGAGTTCGGTTTCCAACAGGCGAGTAGCAACGAACTGGAGAGCAGGTGGAACAATCAGCTTACGTGGCTTAGCTGCGATCAGCAGGCCGCGTTCGTCAGTCCAAGCAGCGATCTGGATCACTGCGTTTTCCAACGAAGTTTCGTTCAAGTCTGCTGCGGTAGCAGGCTCGTTCGAGTTGACGCCGCCACCAACCAGCGGGTGATCAGTAGCAAACAGAGCCTTACCGTCACCGCCCGGATACGAAGCCGAGAAGCCGTTGTTCAGCACGTTTGCAGCCTTAACCTGCTTGGTGTACGACATAGCACGAGCCAATGCCTTGGTATAACGAGCCGACAGGCTGTCATACAGGTTATCTTCGATGGCCTCTTCGGTCAGCGAAAAACCCAGAGCAATGGTTTCGTGGTTATATCGAGCAGTCCATGCTTCCTGCGCATTGTCATACGCAATTGCAGAACCTTCGTTTTTCACCGGGGCTGCCGAGAAGCCGGACAGCTTGGTTTCCTCTTCGAACGAACGCTCGGAAGTCTCAGTTTCGTAGATTTCCTTGTGTTCTTCGCCGTAGCGAGCGTACTCCATGCCGAACAGTGCGTTCAAGCCGGGGAGCAGCTCTTTCAGTAGTTGTGCGCGTGAAATAGCCATGATTTAAGCTCCCTTATACGTTATCTGGGCCGTTCGGGTTGAGATACGAATGTCCGCCAGCCAAAGTCACCGACGCGGTTTCACCCGTGAAGTCGATAGTGATAGTTGGATATGGAGCATTCCACTTAACAATTACTTCGCTGTAGTTACCGCTGGAATTGGTGGTCTCAGGAACCAGACCCACAACACGGAACGGAAGCGACTGCGTAGTATTGTTGCCCGAATCATAAGCACCAATATTCGAGTTACCCGAGATAGTGGTGTTAGAAGCAGGTTGAGAAATAGCGAGGTTGTCGCCCAGAATCGCACCCGAAATCGGGGTGATCGTGGTCGAAGTAGCGCCGCCAGTCACAGCAACTTTAAAGAGTTGGTCAGGATCATCTGCTACGTAAGCCAGAATGTCCGAAGCAACAACGCTACCGGGGTACGAGTTGGCAAACAAAATCTGACCCGTAGACGGATTAGTATATGTACAGCCAAGGAACACACCAACTACGCCTTGCGACGTAACAGTGGTAGTACCCGTTTCTTTAACAATAGTGCCACCATCCAGACGAACGATGTCGCCATTATAGATAGCAGTACCGTAGTTGCTTGCAATCGGGAGTTCACGAGTTTGGCCCGCGAAAACCTGACCGCCGATCAGATTGATCGGTTTTAGCCCGTAGGGGGCATTTACAGTCGGATAAGCCATGTTTTACTCCAAAATTTAGTTAGCCTTTACCGAACGACGTTGAGGATTTACGCTCCGCAAAGAGCGGCATCCGCGCATCGTTCTCGCGCATGAAGCTATTGTCAATTGCAGTAGTCTGAGCTTGAGTCTGGCTGGCGTAATAATCATTACGCTGCTTTACTAACTCCTCAGGCGTCTTGCACAACAACAGCCCACCGATCTCGATATTGTCCTTAAAGCGACTATTCGGGTCGATTAGCAGTTTAAACTTAGGTTGTTCCGAGACTTTTACTGGTTCCCAGCCCTCGCGTAACTTGCCTGACAAGTTGCGTGGGTCAGAATTACCCAGTGTCGAAACACGTACCCACCTGTACGCAAATCCGGCCTGTTTATCAGGTTCCGGTAGGGTTTCCGCAGGTGCCCACTGCTTAGGGCGTTCCTGTTGCGCACGGTTTTCCAATTCTCTAGTAAGACGATTTTCGCTCATGATCAGCTCCCTTGTAATTTAAGGACTTCTCGGGCGTATTGCTCCGGAGTCAGTTTGAACTTCTTAGCTAACGCTGCTTGTGTCTTCGTTAGCCGAACCTGCTTCGGAGCCGCACTCCGCTTAGCTGATGCTACGACGGTGCTCGGCTTACTTTTTGGTTGAGACTTCTGTGGCTCAACTTCTTCAGGAAAGGCTTCTGGGAACCGCCTGCGCATCGTTTCGTCGATGCGTTTGTAGTAATCGTCAGTACCGAGATATTCTGCGCCGTACTCACGATACAACTTCTTGTGCAGTCCCATCGCCGCGTCCGTCATCTCCTCGTCCTTATTGAACCAATTAGAGTTACGGCGCTGCCAATCTGCGAATTTCGGGTCGGCTGGCTTTTGTTCCTGCCGAATTTGCGGGAGTTGTACCTCAGTTTCGGTCTCTTGTAAAGTGGGTTTAAAGTTTCTTGTGCGATCCAACTTCAAGGACGCGTCCACTAGAGCCGCCTGTGCCTCAACTAACTTCTCAGCGTCACCTGAGTCGTAAGCCTCCCGGTAGTTTCTTTTTGCAACTTCCACATCGGTTTCAGCTGCCGCTTTGACCGTTGCGATGTACTCCTGTTCGCCAGAAGAAAGGGTCTCTTTAAGGCGTTTATTTTCCTCAAGGATGCTTTGAGCTATCCGTAGAGCTTCTTCTTGCTCACGGAACGCAGCTTCCTTCTCCCGACGCTCATCATGCCAAGCCTTTTTATACTGCTTAAACTTGACAATTACTTCTTCGGGGTACTCTCCGCCGTCTTCCGGGGCTTCAAGTGAGTTAACTATATCTTTAGGAAGGGGTTCCTTACCACGGTCTTCTTCGGGCGTATCGTCTTCAATCTCGACGACAAACTCATCGTCATCACCCTCAACTTCTGCCGTAGTTTCCTCGATCTCGTCGGGGAACTTGTACTCGTTCTTGTCCATATATCCTCCTTATGCTCGTGAAATACCACGCGGGTCTTGGACGACGGCTTCAACTGAGTCATCATTAATTAGACGGAACTCTCGTCCATGAATCTTCAGTCTGGTGCCGCTGTTCGGACGTGCCAAGATGAAATCCCCCTCTTTACACCAAGGGCCGTTGGGGAATCTTTTATCATCTTTGTAACAGTCTGGCCCAAGTTTCACGACAAAGAAGACTGTGCTAAGGACTTCCTCGAAATGCTTGGTCTGGTCTGCCTTTATCAGACCACTCTCGTACTTATCATCAATGTCCGGAATAGCAACGAGGATGTGGTACCCCGATGGCTCCGGCAGTTGTTTTGCTCTCTCTTCTGCGGTCTGTGGCAGTGTTGATACTTCACCGCTCTCTGTAGCGATGGCTAGTTCAGTCATCTGAATACTCCATGTGTTTTGCGAGGTCTACTATGTATGCTTCTACTGCGGTGAGACCTCGAATTTCACCGCAGATAAATTTATATTCCTCAAAGCTCTTGGCAGAGCTGTTGCCAAGACCGTCGGATAGCTGTGTCCGACGGGTGCGAATCTCTTTGAGTGCTGCTTCAACTATGTTCATTTAGCTTTCCCTTTCTGTGGGGGTGGACGATTAGCCTGCTGCATCCGTTGTTTGTTTAAGTCCATAGCTGCTCTAAAGCCCTCGGACTCCTGCTGTTTGTTAGCCCGTAAACGGTCAGACTCAACTTTGACTGCCATGTTTGCCCCAGCGATCTCCTTCTGAGCATTAATCCGCTCAAGCTCGATCTGCAACTGCTTATCTCGCGCGGCTGCGTCTGCCTGATCTTTAGCGATCTTGCGCTGAACTTCTGCCTGCTTGATCTGCAACTCTTGCATCTGCATCTGGATGATTGGGTCTTGCATCTGCTGCTGAGCCTGTTGTTGCTGGGCTTCTTGCATATGCTGCTGTACAAGCTGTTGTGTAGCTTGCGCCGCCGCTTGAGAGATTTGAACCTCCATATCTTTCGGAATCTCGATGTCCTCGTTCTCCTCGTAGTTCGGCAGCTGTATACCCATCGTTGCTTCCATCTGCTTGCGATACTCGTAGCCGACGTGCTCATTAATGTGCGCCATCATTGCTGCTTGCAGCATCTGCGCCTGTGGGTTCTGACCAACTATCTGCTGTATCTTCGGGTCTTGCATAGCCCCCATGTGAACAGCGATATGCGCCTGATGATCCTGATACAGAAACGCTTTGACAGGCTTACCCATCAAGATATTCTGGTTCTCTGTAATCGGATCACGCGGACGCGTGTCGTCTTCTGTGGGTATTAGCTTGGTGTAGTTCTTAATGCCCAACACATCCAGCATCTGTCTGTGCAGAAGTGGCATGTCATATAGTTGTGGTGCTGTTTGTGCCAGCTGTAGTACCGCTTGGTACTGCACAACCTTCTGACTCATCGTTGCAGCGTTCGGATCACTGACCGGAATCACATCCACCTGATCATAATCACTCTGCTTGATGCGACGATCCCCATCGACCGGTTCGTAGTCATAGTCCGGCGGCGTGAAATCACGAATTATCTCTTTTAACAGGCGGAACTCCTCGTGCATCGAGTAGTGAATCCGTGCCTGCACCGCCGACATGATTTTCAGGGTTCTTTCTAGAATCGCTAGTGTCGTGCCTACGGGTGCTTGCGCACTCATATCACTCACTTGCAACTCAGCCGCATTAGCGAACCTACGGCCTTCTTCGATGATCTGATTCATCAATCCAGCCAAAACCTGCGACGGTTCTTTGTACGGTAGCGGCAAAATGTTGTCGCGTATCGCACCGCTCGGTACATCTACATCTCTAAACTCGCCCGGAGAGATCGGTGTGTCGTCACCTTTGACACGCATACCACGTGTTTTCAAACCACCCGGTAGGTTAGACAAAGTACCTGCATCAACAAGCTGACGGAGAATAGACGTACCGCTCTTTGCATACGCTCCGATCAAGTGAATAAATCCGAAGCAATAGAAGCCGAAGCCGGGGATGTAGCCGTAGTGAACAAAGTGAGCCCGCTTGTTTCTTAGCTTGTCGGTGGGTTTCCAGTTGCGACGAATCGCCAAAACTTCTTGTGACGATTTATCTATAGTTACAATGTATGGCAACTTAATGCCGTTCTCATCCTCATAGCCCGGCAAGTCCAAGTCAACCTGCATCTCAAGTAGGCGATAGCGGCTGTCGGTCGTGATCCTAAAGCCCATCTTCTCAGCGATCTTCTTCTCAATTTCGCCGTATGTATCGATTGGGTCGCCAAGATCAACATCACGATAGAAGCCGTCAACTTGCAGCTTTCTAACCTCGTTCTCGGTCTTGCGCATCACGTGAGTTACACGCTCTGCTGTTCTTAGACTTGACGTACCGTACGGCACAACAACGTCTTCAGCAGGAACATAGATCGATACTTGACGCCCTAATGATGGGTCGTAGTACACCTTCTTAAACGCGTTACCTGACAGGCCCAAGCCCCACAACATACGCTCATGTTCAGGCCGGTATTCAGGCATCTCTTCGGTAAGACGGTAGTTCATGTCTTCTCTGACGCGCTCAGCAGCCTCTTTCTTTTCAGTAGTCTCTTTACCGATAATTTTCGTCTTAACCGGCCCAGCAGCCGGGAAAGTTTCCATGATCGTTTCCGACTGGAATTTGACGAGTGCTTCTGATAGAAGAGGGTGTGTAACTCCACAAGCACCCGCCCAAGGTTCTGTCCGTTCTTCAAGCTTCATCCCCAAAAGGTCAAGACCGTCAACGTACGTCTGT